CTCGAGGCTCGTATTGGCAGGTCTAAAGACGCCGGAAATCGTACAGGTTATATTGTTAGTAACTTTTCATTTGAAAACTTATTGATGCGTTTGACTTTTGATCCAGCAAATGGAGGTATGGGATTACCATCACAACAGTCAATCATATTAGATGTCAAACAAGATGGTGTTCGAGTTCGTTTGAATGACGCCAATTCTGTTAAAAGATACATTGTATTGGGAAAGACGGATGGACTTTGTCTTTCTGCTATTGATTCTATTGAAAAGAATAAAAGTGGAAACCTTGATATTCCAGAATACAATTTGCGTATTTCTGTAAGTCAAGAAGGAAAGAAAAAAATGGATCTTTCACAAATTAAGGATATTTTGAGTAACAATAAACCTAAAATTTTTCGTTACAAAAAACAATACTCTGTTATTACTAAAGATGGTAAGTTTCGTTACGATTTGAGTATTGTCAAACAAGTTCATAACTATCGATTGACCGAAAGAGATATCGCACATCAAGAACCTCAATATGAAATTGAGATTGAATACATTGGAAACAATCCTGAAGCTATAGAAGAAGCACAACGTATCGCTAATATCTCAGCTGAACCAATTTCAGAAAAAACTGAGCATAATAACAAGAACGCCAAAGACTCTAAGAATGCTAAACAAAAGAACAATAAGAAAAATAAAAAAAAATCTAAGAAAAATGAGGAAGTTGAGAAAGAGGAAGAGCCTTACGTTGAAGAAGAAGAATTGGAAGAGAATCAGACTGGTGGCTCCAAAGGAAGTGAAATTCTTGATCAATTTATTGGTCATATTGGAACCGCTCTTCAAGCATTCCAGGATAGTTTTATTCTTTCCAAAAATTCAGAGCGTAGAGAGGTTATCGAAAATTATATGAAACATCTTAATCTAGATGGTGATCTCAATTCTAAGACTGATTTTATTTGTCCTGAACCAGTTACATTACATCGTCGTAATGTAGTTAAAGTTCGTGGACAACCTAGTATTATGGATGGATACGCTGTTTCATACAAAGCTGATGGTGAACGCAATTTTCTTTATTTTGCTTCTGGAAGTAAACGTGTTGAAGATAAAGGTTACTTTATTGATTGTAATCTTCGTATCAAGAAAAGTGGATGGTACAATCATGGAATGGCTGGAACATTGATTGAAGGTGAATTCATTCGATCTTCCAATTTGTTTTTAGCTTACGATGTTCTCTTTTTTAAAGGAAAAGATGTTCGTCAATTTCCATTAGAGAAAAAAGCGTCTGATAAAAATGCAAAAGACAGTCGTATGTCTCTACTGCGTCAATATTTCACACAAATTCGAGATATGCGTCCAACCAAAAGTGCAGGAATTGAAAAGGGAGATGTTCGTGATTTTCTTCCAACCATTAAACTTAAAAAGCATCTTCCAGGTGTTGGACCTGATATCTATCAAAAATCAAAGGAGTTATTGGAAGGAATTAAGGGTGTAGAGTATCATGTTGATGGTCTTATTTACACACCTTTAGATCGACCTTATCCCAAACTGGAGAGAAGTAATAGTCTAAATAGAGAAGCTAAGAATATGAGTAAGGTGTATCCTATTTTTAAATGGAAACCTGATGAACTCAATACTATTGATTTCTTGGTCAAGACTGAGAAAAATCCAGAAACTAATCAAGACGTTCGAACTCCAATTTACTTAAACAATCGTGAAGGTAAATTGGAAAATCAAGTTCGTCAAGCTAAAGTTCTTAATCTATTTGTTGGTGGAACTCAAACTATATCACGTAATACAGGAAATAGAAATTCTGGACGTCGTGGTCTTAAAAAAGAATTTACTCCCGTTAAATTCAATCCACCGCGTCCAGCTAATCCTGATGCTGGTCAAGCAAAAGTTTTACTCGATGACAAAGGACGTATGTTAGCTATTGATCCTGTCAGTGGACGAACAAATGAAATTAAAGACAACCAAATAGTTGAATTTGCTTATAATGTTAATTCAACAATTCCTTGGAGACCTATTCGTGTTCGTTATGATAAGACTGAACGTTACAAACGTGGAGATCCAGTATTTGGTAACGCCGATTTTGTAGCTAACGACATTTGGGAAAATATTAATTTCCCAGTCAGTACTGAAATGTTATCAACAGGTGATATTCCCGAAGCTAATTTAAAAGCACCTGAAAAAACAGTTGCTCAAATTCAAGCTGAAGAAGCACCTTACTATGCTCTCAATCAGTCAATGGAACGTTATCCTTATCAATTCTTTCATAATAAAGTTAAGAGTATGTTGTTCCACGATGTAGCACCAGCTCTTCAACTTAATAAAAACAAAAACAAGAATGGTAGAAATAGTAACAATCGTAATGTTATGGCAGGTAATCTACTTGATCTAGCATGTGGTCGTGGTGGTGATTTACATAAATGGAAAGTCGCGCGTTACAAAAATGTTCTTGGACTCGATCTTGATCATGATGGTCTTGAAGAAGCTGAGAAACGTTATCGTCAAATGGATAAACCCAAACCCAATGTTAATTTTATTTGGGCAGATGGTACAAAATTAATTTTTCCTAATTATGTGGCAGCAATGGATAAATCTGCTCGTGATAAAATGCAGGAGATTTTGGTTTCCAAATATGCTTATGATGTTGTCAGTTGTCAATTCGCTGTTCATTACTTCTTCCGTGACGAAGTTACACTACGTACATTTTTCCAAAATGTAACTGATAATTTGACTGTTGATGGTCATCTTATTGGTACATGTATGGATGGCGAAAAGGTATACGAACTTCTTAAAGGTAAAAGTGTTGTGGAAGGAAAAGTCGGAGCAGATAACAATGTTATTTGGAAAATATCTAAAGAATATAAACCATTCAAAATGGAACCCGCTAAAGCTCAACTTGGTAAAGCAGTTCGCGTAACAGTTGGTGGTCTTGGTGGTGAATACCTTGAATACTTGGTAAGCATGGAATATCTTGAGACTATTGCTAAAGAATATGGACTTGAAAAGGTTCAATATATGAGCTTTGCTGATATTTACGAGAAGGCCAAATCTGATGAAAGTAGTCCATTTCACCAAATTGCCATCCAAATGAATGAAGATGAAGCACGTTACTCATCACTCAATATGGGTTTTGTTTTCAAGAAGACTGAAAATCCACCTGATTCTGTATTCAAGAAATTGAGTAAGTTGATGAAGAAGAAGGGTATTGAAAGTAAACCCGATGAAAAGAAGGTGGTCGGTGAAAAAACACCTCGTATCCGCAAACTAGATAAGTAAGGAAAAGAGTATTTCTCGATAAATTTTAACTGAGTTCCCCAGATAGAGTGGAAATATTAAATTTATAATTAATATTAAACAAAATTACAATACTTAATATTGATACAACAAATCCATTTAATATCATTAAATATCATAATTTCATGAAATATTTAATAACTACCGTAGGGTTTTTTAAAACAGTTAAAAAATGATTTTTATATAATTAGTTATTTGATAAATAACTAAATATATAACTATAACGCAATTATTGCTCAAACGTTGTAAATATTTCTATAAATATTCAATTACAGTTACAATAATGAATAAAACTAGAAGCAGTGGCATCATGTTCAAGGATATTAATCTTTTCAATACCAAAGCAAAACATTCTAAGACAAGAAATGCAATTAACAATGACACGCGAGAATCTATTATTGAAAAAATAATTAATAACCAAATCCCTTTCGAATATTACGACGAGAGTAGTGAATGGTTTAATCTTCGAACGGAGGTTCTGAAATGTTTAAAAAAAATTAGTGAAGGGATTGATTATGACCAAGTCAAATGTGTTCGACGTGGCGGACGCAAGTATAACTATGATTTCGAGTTTTTTTACATCAAAAACAATGAACAAATTGGAGACTCTCGAAAGATAGAGTTTAAATTTAAAAATATTCCTCAGTTTTTAAGTCTAGGTAATCCTAACGGGTATCTAAATAATGACTATGTCAGATACCATTATGATATTTGTATCCCTGATATTTTTGAGAACGCTGGTGTCAGTAAAAATGAAATACCTGAATTTAACGTTTATTCCAAACAGGTACATTCAACCAAACCTAAATGTATGGACAAAGTGAGTAATGTATATCGTAAAGGTTTCTATGCTACTGATCAAGATTCTATTAAAAAATATAAGTTAATCAAGGAGATTACCAACAAAGGAATCGAACAATTTATTGAACTGAGTGACATCTATAAAAATAAACTGGAACAAAAAATCAATGAGACACAACAGGGAAAGGTCTTTATGGTATACACATCAAACGGTACAATCGAGACATTTGGTAAACCTGAATATAAAATTTCAAGTATTGAAAAGGATCCCAAATATAACAGTTATCGAGCTACACTCGACAATGGTAATAAAATTAAAATTCTTTTGCGTTGGAAAAACTACAACGGTATTGCTTACCCCGCTTTTCAAATCTCATGGGTCAGTTAATAATTAAATCATTTGACTGTAGAAATATAATTATAAATCTATAACCAAAATATTAGACGTAAATTGGCAATGCGTAGTTCAACTCTGATGTGCTAATGGCATTATTACCAAAATAATATTCCACAAATTCTTTTGTTCTTGGATCTTCAAATGATTTGATAATACTATTGAATTTATGGATTAGTTGTTTGCGGGTTAACATGCCTTTGTAAGGTCCACCATGTGTAATACAAATTAAATGATTTTCCACTAAATAATCATAATCAACATCAACCAAGCAATAATCAAATGAATAAGCTCCTTTGCCGTATCCACGATTAACCAATAACATTATTTCATTAATTCCCTCTTTTTTAATGTAATTTTTTTTTGCTGGGTTTTTGTATGATTTTTTTTCAAGTATTCCATCTTTAATATCGGAACTATAAATTAGTCTAGTTTGTGTATCGTCATCTGTCAATATGTCTTTGTGTTGATTCCAAACAATACGACCAACCCTAACCCTAAAATCTAAACTTTCCAGACTTGAACTGTTTTTATACAATTCCTTAATACGGTCACAATTTTTACTTGTTAAAAAAATACAATCAAAACCATATATTCCTTTTGAGATGTATTTATTATTTTCTTTGATATTCTGTTTAATTATTTTGTCTGTCATTATTGAATCTGTATTTTCGAGTGTTTTTAAATCATGTGAGCTATTTTGAATGATCATCATAACTGTGTCTTGTCCAGTTTCAATATACTTCTCAGAACACTCGTCCATCGCTAGGATTCTAAATCTTTTTTCAATATACCTTCTCAACTCTATGTAATAACTGCTATTCAAAAAATTTTTAGGTAAAATGAAGCTGAGAATTCCATTGGGATTAAGATGACGAAATGATTTTTCAATAAACAAACAAAAAATATTAGGTCTTCCTGTAAATAAAGTGTATTTTTTTGTGTCAACCTCGTCCTTTCTCATAACATAGTAGGGGGGATTTCCGATGATGAGGTCGTACTTTATTGAAGACTCAAAATGGAGATAATCATCATTGATTATTATGGTACTTTTGCTTTGTAATTTGTCTTTAATTCTGTCGTAAATATCCTTATTGTACTCGATACCCGTGATTTTGAATTTCTTACTTGAATCGAGTTTTTTTCTTATTTTCTTCAAGCCAGTTATATACTCACCTGAACCGCACGATGGTTCCAACACCTCTTTGATATCACCATTTTCGAAATATGGTTTTAGAAATTTAAGGTTTTTCTTGACTCTTCCAGGGGGTGTGAAAAAAATACCATTATTCTTTTTAGTTTCTTTATCCAATTTGCCGGTTAATTCAACCGACAAATTCGAGTATTTTAATTGTTTTGTAGATTTGGTATTGGTCTTGGATGTTGTTTTAGCTTTATTACATCTGGATGACTTAGTATTCATAGCAGATGGTGTAGTATACTGTATTTTGTTGTTAAGATAACTTAATATTTAAATCAGTTTTTAATAGATATCTTCCCTAATTCTATAGGAAGGATAATGACCAACAATAGTAATAAGAAGAGTAGTAATAATAGTAATAACAAAAATAGTAATAACAAAAATAGTAATGGCAGTAATAATAAAAAGGTGGTATTGGAAAGTGACTACCGACTACATAAACGAATTAATGAAATACCACTCAAAATACAGTTATTGGCAAATGAGTATGAATTAGTTACCTTTCAAAATTACAAATACGTATATCGGAAGTTTGTTGAAGGCTATAATAACAATAAATACAGGAATACAGGTATTAAAATTGACTATTATCCTGTTCCTGTAGGTTACGAACTCAGTTATTTAGGCAATAAACAGGTTTTTCTAATTGATATTAAAGAAAAATTACCATCGCATTCTAAAATTGGTATTTTTAGCATTGTTGGACCGGCTGAGATAAACGATGATCAAAGTTTAAAAATGTCAAAAGATGAAGAGTATGTATTAGAGAACTTTTTAAAGGGAAATGAAATCGAGACATTTCCTATTTACTATGGTTGGGGACAAAACAGAAATCGAATCAAAGACGTATTCAAATTGGAAAATAAGACATTCCATTCTAATTTTCCAAATAAATTCAAAAAAGTATTTGATGTTATATTCATTAATGAATTTCATGTCAAAAAAAAATATTTCAAAAACAACGAAGAGGTTTCATTTCCGTATCGAGCTAAGTTAATTAAACAAGCATTTGAACTTCTCAAAGAAGGAGGTTCTTTATGGTTTGAATATGTCAATGTTTCAAATAAAGAGACACTCGTTCTGATGGATTTTATTAACTCCCATTTCAAAAGCGTTAACTTTATTCGTTCTAAACTATATCACAATTCATTGAGTGGTGGATTTTACGTATTCGAGGGATACAATTCTCAAAAAAACATTAGTCAAAATAAATCTAATATCCAGTCTAATTCCAAACCAAGTATGAAAGAGTATATTGACAAGGTACAACAGGAGATTTATAAAAAATTCGAGAAATTTATTGAACGTTGTGAATTCATTAATAAAAGACCTAAACCTACTGAATATTACATCAGTTATCAAATTGACACTGGTGTTGAATGGTGTCGTGAGAAAAAAGTTGAGGTATCCAAATACTACAAAGACAAGTTGTATGAATTACCTGACTTGACTATTCTCAAGCGTATGTTCTATCCTAGTGACAAGGTCAATTACAAAAATCTTAGATTGTATTATGACACATTTTATAGTATAACGTATTACAAGGAAGGTATTCATTTGGCTTCATTAATCAAAAAATACTTTCCCAATATCACAACTGTTGTTGATGCTAATGCTAACATTGGAGGTTCTGCCATTACATTGGCTCATTACTTTCCAAAAATAAAAGCAATTGAGATTGATGATGTGCGTTTTGAATTTCTTAAACACAATGTTAATCAATACAAACTAAATAATGTCGAACTCATCAATATGGATTACAATGACTATAAACGCGAAAGTGACGAATTGGTGTTCTTTGATCCTCCTTGGGGTGGTATTTTTTATAAATTAGAGAAAAATATGGAATTATACTTAGGTGAAACCAATATCAAAAAATACTTAGTCAAAAACACTATGATTAAAGTACCCTATAATTTTAATATGAAAGGAATCAGCAGTAAATTTAAAGTCGAAAATCTCAAAGGCTTTCGTCTATTAATATTTACTTAAAACAAATTATAATTGTATAAAAATAATATCGAATTTTTTAGTGAGTTTTTCAATTAATAGAATGGTTAGAATTTGGGATCTTGAAATTGAAACTTGTGTCAACACCATTTACTAATGTTATTAATTGATCTAACAGCGGTTAAATCAATTTTTTAATAATTAAAATAGTGATAAAGCACCAAGTATCGACATATCTTTTTAATATATATTTGGCATTCTATTTTTATAATTATAAGAGTGGTTATGAGTAAAGGAATATAGATTGTGTTATTTATCACACTTTTTTGGTGTTATTAAAATTATTAGAATAAACAACTTTATTTAATAAATAGAAGTTGCCTGATTTTACATTAATAATTATATTTACTATTTTTATAGAAAGAATATGCTAAATAAAAATATTAAAAACACCACAAAGACTAGACAAGATATTGTGAAAGCTCTTTCTAAGTATTATCATAAATTCGATAAAAAAAAATGGGAGAAATTTCAAAGTGACAAATCATCAAGTATTGACAAAGATTTTCAAAAAATATGGAAAAAGGAACATGGTGGCTACATCAACCCTGAGGTTCTCAGTTCTCTCAGAAATAAAAATAGTTCAATGTTACCTAAAATATTACCTAAGATCGTGCTATCAGAAAACAAGTTCATTTTACCAGAAATGGCTTCCAATAACAAACTTTTTCAAAAAAAATATGTAAATAAAGGCAATGAGCTTTTATTAAAACTACATTCGAATGAACCACTCATAATCGATTTAAGAAATAATAATGGAGGCAAACCTGAAGTGATGGCAGCAGCTCTTCTTCCTCTTTTTAATCTTGTCAATTCAAAAATTCTGACGTATATTAAAACTAAGAATGGTTCTCATAAAAAAGATATCGTTCGTTCGGGTAATTGTATCATCAGTTACGTTAATAATAAATCTAAAACCTGTGGAACTAAAAAACAATTGTCAAGTACTCCACCTATAATAATAATACTTGTTAATAAACAAACAGTTGGCACTGCTGAGCAGATGGCTATAGCTCTCAAGATATTATCAAAAGTTACAACTGTAGAAATAGTAGGAGAAAAAACATATGGTTACACAACATCAAATAAATATATTGAGCTATCAGATAAAGGCGGACTAGATATTCCATATGGAGTTATGACAGATTTTGAAAAAAATGCATATCCAGATGGGGTAAATCCATCGAAGTCGATTTACAAGAAAGGTGGATTCAATGTTAATGGTTCAAACAACAGTGCTGAATTGAAAAAAAACGATTCAGGTTACAATTCATCTAACAATAGTCATCAGATAGGTAGATTTAAAGTTAGTTACCCATCTAATAATAGTAGCTCATCTAAAAATAGTAATCAGATAGGTAGATTTAAAGTTAGTTACCCATCTAATAATAGTAGCTCATCTAAAAATAGTAATCAGATAGGTAGATTTAAAGTTAGTTACCCATCTAATAATAGTAGCTCATCTAAAAATA